CCCCAATGGACATCTCTGTCCACCTTGGCGAACAAATCGCCAAAAAGCATCTCTGACATACGCCTGAACTCCTGCAAATACAGGGGATCCAAACGGGCGTCAGAGGCCTTGACATCCTGCTCACAATCGACGAAGTTACGCATCGCTCGCCTCTCGCGTTCGACGGAGACGACCTTACGGTCGCGACCGCCGATTTCCAAACCATCACTGGTCTGGGACGGGAGGGCGATCTTGCTAAACATCAGCGAAAGCTGACGTACAGCATAGATTGCTTCGATGCATGGATCGTCGAGCAACACACCACTACTCGAGTCGAACACACGTTCAAGGAAACCTCGCAGAAATGCGGGGAGCCCACAACGACCGCCAGCCCTTTTAAAGGCCGGACAGTCAGAAGGAACGACAAAACCTTGGTCGAGCCACTTTTGGGTGGCTTTACCAAAGTCTGCCAGGGTAATCGCCAAAAACGACAACCCCTCGTGTTCAACTCGTCCCGTGACAGTTTTTATGTCGCGGGTGGCGCTAGTGCAGCATCGTGCCGCCAATTCCTCGGCGGCACAGGACCAGAGTGACGTAAGGCTTTTCACCGTTCCTCCTTTATAGGGGGTGTACGGATCCGTAGCCTAGTCGTCAATGTCGCGCGATTTTGCGCAAAGTCCAAGAGGGGTCCACACCAACAGGAATGTTGGATGGACAGACCTTTTCGAGCTCGTTAAGAGCTTCGAGTAGGTTCTGGATCCTCCTGTACTGATCGGGAGACAGCTTGTTAGCCGTCCCCAGATGCATCTCGAAGATGAGATGGGTCTGACCCCACCGCTCGTACGAGACAAACGCTGATCGCACGTTCACTTCATCATCTAGAGACAATTATTCGTCCCGAAGATGATGAGTTCGCCCACCAGATACAAGCCACCGACTACCACGTTTATCACAAAGAGGACTTTCTTAGTCAGCTCTGTGCGTGGATCAAAATCGGTGCGTCGGCGCCCGGGAGAAGGATTTCTCCGAGCTGCCGCTCGTTCACCGTCGCCACGTTGTTTACGTGGACGACGGGACGAGGAATCAGGTGTCACCCTGTCACTACCGTCGACGAGCCCTAGGACTCGCCGGCAAGCAGTTTCGTGATCAGGGCGTCGGAGCTGGCAGTCATCTGGGTTTTGAAACCCGTATAGACAGCGAGCTGCTCGGCGGCCGTATAGCCGCCGCGCCGTGGGACGTCGAAGACGATGTAAACCGCCATCGACACGTCCACGTTCTCGTCCGGACGGAAAACGTCCGGAGCCAACTTCGAGGTATCGAGCCGCAAGACCCGCCTCGTCCGCTTCTTGTAGTCATGGGAAGCGGACAGCTTGATCAAGCCGTCAGCCGACAGATACTGCGACTGGCCCTCCCCCACGCTAACACGCGGAAGGGGGGTGGTCACCGCACTGATGGTGACGGTTTGCGGATCGGTGAACGACATAGGCATCACTCCTAGAGCACACTAAGTGCTCCATCGACGTTGAGACGCGATTAGAACATCTGCAACTCACGACTTGGCTAAGCCAAGTGCGGTTACAATCGCCTGTTGTCTGAGAGATAAACCCCCAAACGAAAGGCCAAACCCGTACGGTGTCGCCTGACGACGCAACTTCGTTTCAGAAGTTAGAACAACGTCGTAAGGTAGCGGATTCCCCCAGTAACCTGTGGGGCCCGCGAAAGTATACCTACGCTCAGAAACAGTATGTTCCATCATGTAGCCGTACTTCAACACCTGACCATCTATAGCCCAGTCACTCCAATTACTGATAACATCACCAGTATTGGAGAACCAGTCGATGGCCCAACTCCACGGGGAAAGGTTCCAGATTACATCTGGAGTAAGTGACAAGCCCAACAACTTACGGGCTTGAATGACTTCCTTCGCTACACTACCGCGACCGTGAACGGTCACAGGCAAGTAATAAACGAAGGCGCCACTAAACCACCTACGCTTCGTGACTGTATCAGTCCGATAGACCTTTCCCATGTTTGAACGCGTTACGTCTTCCAAAGTCCCGCCCGAAGGAGAAATCCAAGGGCTAACGTCGTTTCCGACGAGGGACGCGGTGACGG